GGATGAAGCCCGAAGCGCAGGAAATCGCCAGGGCCACCGGGAAGCGGATTGTGCTCGCTAAATTCGCTTCGCGCGAAGACATTTGGAGCACCGGGGCGAACGGCAAGTGATCAAAACTGGAAAAGGAGGTTGTCGCGAATGAAGCTGCTCCCGCACGCAATCCGGCATTTCACCCGCCCGCGTCATGAAGTCCCGAAAGGCCCGCTTAACCTCGCGCGGTCGTACAACTTCACCGAAAAGCACGAGTGCATCGACGAGCTGCGCACGATGATGGCAGACAGCGGCTTGACCGTTGAGGAAATCGCCGGAAGGTCCGGTGTTCACTTTCAAACGATCTATTACTGGTTGAACGGCAAGACACGTAGACCGCAAACGCCGACGCTCAACGCGGTCGGGCGTGTCCTGGGGCGACGCATCGGTTGGGTCTACGACCAATGAGCGAGCGCGAAATGATGACACTTGAGGAAGTCCACGCTGTCTTGCAGCACGCGTTCGTGAGCGTCGAAAGCCTCCGGGGAGCGTTGCCTGATGTTCCGTCAGACACCGCGTTCGCGATCGGCGAGGCGCTAGGCCACATTATGAAAGCCAAGGCGCTTGTTGGCCGCGACGTGGACGACAGCCGCACAGGAAAAGAGAGATGAGCGACGAAAAGCACTTCGTCAGAGGCGTCGGCGGCGCGCTCAAACTGTCGCAGTCCTACAACTTTGTCGATAAGCGCGAGGCGATCGACGAGCTGCGAACGATCATCGAAGATCAAAGCATGGCGTTCAAGGATGTCGCGGAGAAATCCGGCGTGTCTCGAAACACCCTTGATCGCTGGTTTCTCGGCAAGACGATGCGCCCGCAGCTTCCGACTTTGAACGCGGTCGGGCGCGTATTCGGCAAACGCTTAGGTTGGGTGGACGAGGGAGATTGAGAGGATGGCGTACTACAAAATCACCTTTGCGGTCGAAAGCCAGGCGCTCGGGCCGACGCTCGAAAGACTGTCGCTAGGGGTGCGCGAAGGCGTCGTCGGCAAAAGTTTTGTCGTCGAGCGTGAAGAAGAAAACCTTCATACCGAGACACAAGTCGTTAAAGCCATCGCGAAGCGCGTCAAAGCCGACGCGGAAATACGTCAACCGAAAATAAAGAGGCGACGCAGGAGCCTGAACATCAACGGCGGGCAGCTCAAAGCCATCGCCGATCATCTGCGCGCGAACGGCGGCGTCAGCGCATACACAGACATCGGCAGGGCGCTAGCCGACGCGGGTTTCTCTAGGGCTGGCGCGGGCAGCGCCCTCAAACGAGCAATGGAACACGGCATTGTCCGCAAAGACGGGCATGGATATGCGCTCACGGCGTCCGATGCCTAGACAGATGATGTTCGACGAAATCCTCATCGTCGCGGTCTTCGTTATGCTGATCGCGTCAACCTACATGGGGTATTGCGTGCAGCGTTCGCTTTATCACTCGCGAAAGGCGTTCGAGGGTTTCGCCAGGGAAGTTAGTGCGTTCAGGCTCGCACTCATCCACCTCGACGAACGGGTTGAGCGCCTTGAGGCGGATGTCGCCGGCCAGGAGCCGGAGCAAACACACTTTCCGCCACGCCCCTTGAATTGACCGGGTTGCCGGCCAACGGCTGTGGCCCCCACGGCTGGCGCACTTGCGCGCTCGGCGGGCGATAACCTGAACCCAGGCCGATCACGCCGTTCTGAGACAGCATGGAAGGCGCGCCGGAAGCGAAGGGAGGAATTGCCGCTCCCGGCGCGGGGGAGCCCGCCGGACCTGGGGCTCCCCTGAAGTATCCCGGCACGCTTCCGCCTTTCGGCGCGGCCATGCCGGCGAGCGTCTTGCCGATCGTCAGCCCCTTTGGGACGCCGGCGTTGTTCGGGACCATCACCCCGCCGTTCGGGCTCAACGGATCGGTGCGCCCGGCATGTGTGCCGGTGATCCCCAGGAGCGACAGGGGGAGCCCGGTGATCGATGGCGCTGCGCCGGCCATTAGGCGAGCCTCGTGACGGCTGGGCGGCGGACGCCGAGCCCGGCCCCGCCGCTGTAGAGAAGCCCCGACATGCCCGCCATCGGCATATCGGTCGGCGCTTGGATCTGACTTTGGGCGGTCGGGTCAGCCATGAGCCCCAGGAGCCCCGACATGCCCGGCCCGCCCGTTTCAGGCTGTCCGGGAGCCGCCGAGCCGGAAGGACCGCCAGCGGTCAATTGCGAGGCTTGGGCGGCGTCATCGGCGGCGGCCCTGAACGCCAATTGAGGTCCAGGCGCAGGCGGCGCGGCTTGGGCCATCATCGAATTGTTCAGTTCACCCGCTCCCGATGATGGCGCGGCGACGCCGGCGAGCGCCTGGCCGATCATCGAAGACATGCTCGGCGGCTGCGCTGTCTGGACTGTCTGGGCAGGCGCGGTTGCGCCAGCGTTGCCGCTCGACGAGCCGCGCCCGGCAGGGAAATTTCCGCTGGCGACAGCTTGGGCGTTGGCGAGCCGCGTGCCTTCGGTGTTGTCGCCATAGCGAATGTACTGGTGCAGCGCATGATTGGCGCTCGCCACGTCGGTCGCCGCGAGGAACGCTCTCGAACTCCCCGCTTCCGCGCCGCCCATTTCGTGCTTGATGAAATCGAGCTGCGTACCGATGTCGCCGACCGACTTGCCCTGCGCGGCGGCGAAGGCGTTCAGGTTGGCGCGCCGGTCTTCCCGCCACTGAATGAGCCCTTGAGCCGCTTCGCCGGGGTTCCACGCACCCGTCGAGAAGTTGCTCTCCTGCTGAATGTTGCCGGTCAGCGCGGCGGCTTGCGCCGGATTGAAGCCGCGCTGGATCAGACCTTGATAAATGGTCGAGGCGATGCCCCCAGATCGGTTGGCGTTCTGTCCAGGCTGGTCAACCAACGAGGGTTCTCCCCTGGTAGCGGCTGGCGGCTTGGGCCGGCATCCTCAAGACGCCTGTCTGGGTTGGCGGCGCGGCGGTTGTCAGCGGCGGGTTGCGGAGAAGCCCAGACATGCCCTGCGGCTGGCCCGCCACGTTGAAGCCCAGGAGATGACCTAGCGCCTGGCCGAGCGCGGCGAACAGGTTCCAGCCTTGCGGCGTCGCCGGCGCGGGAGCCTGGGCTGTCTGCACCGCGTTCCCGCCAGCGCCTGCGCCGTCGAACGTGTCGTCGGGAAGGTTGTTGAAAATCCCCTGGACGTTAGGCCCCGCGCTGCGCGCGACGGGCCGGCGCGCAGCTCCCGCCAGGATCGAGCTGACCCCTGGTTTGTTCGGGTCGAACGAAGGCTTGTAGACGCCGGAGTTGACGGGAAATGACGGATTGTAAGTCGGCGGCTGGTATTGCGGCTTCGGGGCGACGGGCGCTGCCGGCGTCGGGCTCATGTCATTTCCGAACGAGGGATTATATTGCGGCCCCTCGCCCGGATCGATCGAAGTGATCGTGTTTGGCGCTTGTGTCGGGACAGGCGCGCCCCTGACGATCCGGTTGGGCAGCGTCGGATCGTAAATCGTCGCGCTTGAACCTGTCTGCGGGTCGATGAGCGGGGGCATGTCTGCGGTCCTTTACGGGAGCTGTTGCGGCGGCTGCTGTTGCTGGTTACGCGCGACTGCCGCGAGCGCCGGCAAGTTTTGCTGAAGCGATCGGAAATAAGGCTGCGGCCTGCCGGCAAGCGCGCGGATCGCCGGCATACTTTCGGCCATGTAGCCGAGCGGCGCTGCGCCGGCCAACTTCACCGCGCCCATGTGCTCCAACGCCTTGTTGAAGACTTCGAGCCACGCCAGCGATTTCGTGAGCCCGCCCGATTGTGTGGGGATGTTGAAATTGCGGGCGAGCTGGCTGACGTTGTCGAGCGCTTCCTGAGTGTCGGGGTTGCCGCCGGTGTAGGCCGGCTTGTTCGCGGCAGGAACGGCGTCCCACGTTCGGGCAAAGCCTTGCGGCCCGCTCGGGTCGAACTGATCGCCCTTTTGCCCGAGCGTGCGGATCATGTTGCCCGACGCCTCGCCCCAGGCCGGGGTGTTCACGAACGGCTCGACGAGCGAGGGCGAACGCATGCCGCTGCGCACCAGATTGGTGAGCGTCGCCTCGCTCTTATTGCCAACCCCGCGCGTGGCGTCCATCGCGGTTTTATATTGCCCGTTGAGGTCTTGGTATTGCGCCCCGAGCTGCGGGTCGAGCGCGTCGGCGTGCGCCTGGATCGCGTCGCGGTAGGCGTCGAGCACCTTCCCGCCCATGTGACCGTTGAGCGTCGGCTGTCCGTTGTTATCGACGCCGTAGCTTTGCAACGTCTTCATCTGGCGCAGCACGTTGAACGGGACTTTCAGATTGGCGTCGATCTGCGCCACTGTCTGCTGATATTGCGCCTGAAGCGCGGGGAGGCTCGCCGCCGGCGTGTTCGGGCTGTTGATCTGCGCCTGCAACGAATTCGCGTCGTTCATGAGTTGAGCGTGCAGGGCTGGGTCTTCTGGCGTTCGGGCGCTGTTGACGTGGGCGATCTCGTTATCGATCATCTGGCCGATCGCAGGGGCAACGTTCGGGTGTACGTTGCCGGCGGCGTCCGTGTTGGTCTTCATCCCCTGAAGCGTGTCTAGGAGCCCATGCACGTCGGCGAGCTTCGCGCCGCCGCCCGGCCCCTGGGTGTTGTTGGCGAGCGCGCTCTCGACGTTATCCATTCGCTGAGCCACGTTCTTCTGGAATTGCTCCGTCCCGAACATCAGCGACGAGCCGGGTGAAGTGGGCGTCGTGTCTACGGGGTTCGCGCCCATCTCCGTCGCCGCTGTGTCGCGGCCCCGAACCATGCCTTCCTCGGCGTTCTGACGCGCGCTTTCGACGCCCATGCCGAGAATGGGAACCGCGCCCGTCATACGCTCCAGCCCTTTGACGAAAGGTCCGCCGACTTGCCCGAGCGTGACCGGCGGACGCGTCAACGGCTCTTCGCCAGGCTGAAGGTTGGCGTTGACGTATTTCTGTGTCTCCGTCGCTGCGTTCAGCGTGTTGGCGGCGTCGTTGCCTCGAAGCGGCTTGGCGAGAAGCGATGCTGTCTGCTCGACGGGCAACGCGTTGGCGGCGATCGCGCCGCCAGTCTCCAAAGCCGGAGCCAGGCGCGGATCGGTCGCTTCCGCCACCTTTTGCCCGGCGTAGCTGCCGCCCTCGGACAAGCCTTCACGCGCCGCGCCTTTGAACAGCGACGGGAGAAGACTGTCGCCAAGCGTCGAAGCGATGGTCAGCGCGTTCTCGATGCGGCCCGAAGCCGGGCCGGTGTTTTGCGTGACCCCGAACGCCTGTTTGAAGACAGGCGCTTCCAGCGGCAGCTCGGGCTCGTCTTTCGCGTAACCATAATTCTGCGCCGTGCGGAGAATGGCGTTGCTGATCGACGCCGGCGCGTCCCACGGCAATGTTCCGACATTGATGGCGACGTTGCAGGCCATGTTCGCCGCCGGGGCCAGCGCGCCCCCTGATTTCGCATTGAGCCACGAGGCGGCCCCCGAGAGCGCGCCGCCGCTCGCCGTGTCTGCGCTGGCGACGGCTTCGGCTGGCGTCTTGTTCAGGAAGCTCTTGACCGAGCCCCAGGTCGAAGTCGGCTGCGCCTGCGCGTCTTCGCTTTGCGCGGCGGCGTTCAGGCGCGAAATCATCGACGCAGCCGCGTCATCGGCCAAACCGTCCGGGATCGTCGCTGTCTTGCCGTTGGAGAGGGTGACGCTCGCCATTGCTCGAACTCACTTCATCGGGACATATTGGCCGTTGACGAGCTTTTCGACCGCGCCTGTCTTCGGATTGATCTGGTAGTCAGCTTGCGCCTTGGGTGGTGCCGGAACCGGAACCGGAGCCGCAGCCGCCGGCGGCCCCATCGGCTGTTTTGGATTGAACGGCGTCACTTCGCCGCCGAGCGCCTTGGGGTTGTCCTTAAAATACTGCCACATCGGATTGTTGGTCGGGTCCAAGACTTGGCGCTCTTTGTCGTAATAGGCGCTCGGAGCTTGGCTACTGCGAATGGCGTCAAGCGCGGTGTCGCGACGGTTTTGCGCCATCTTCGCGTTCGACATTTCCGTATTGATAATAAGATTGAAAACATCGCTGCTGAGCGCCGGATCGGCCAACATCGACTTGATCGCCGCGATTTCAGGCCCGGCGAAATTGCGGATGTGGAGATCTTCGCGCATGTCCGGCATTTGCTGCGCCACCAGATTGCCGATCGCTTGTATGGCTGACGCCTGATCGGTGACGGCGACGCCCGTCTCCTGCGCGATCTTTTGCAGAACTTGGTTGGTCGCTTGATCCATCGGGGTGTTCGAGGCGAGCTTGTCGTGCAATTGCTTGGCGAGCGACAGGGTCGCAACGAGCTTGTCGGCGGCTACGCCCCCTTCGCGTGCATCGGTCAAGTCCTTGCCGTATTGCTCGGCTTGCATCTCCGAGAGCTTGGTCTGGCCGGCGATCGCAGGATTGATGATCGTCGCCCCGCTGGCGTCCTTGGTGGTCAGCGGCGGGGTCGCCGGCGCGGGCGGCTGACCCGCCTCGGGCGTGGTGGGCGCAGCCGGCGGCGGCGTGACAGTCGCCCCGGCAGTCTCCCCAGGCCCAGGGATGATAATCCGACCGCCAACCTGAAAGCCGCCCGCTGGGGTCTGCCCGAACGGTTGGAAGACATCGCCGGGGCGTCCGGGCGTGGTGGCGCGGATCGCGGCTTCCTTGAGAGCGTCAGCGACGGTGTTGCGTTGAACGATCGCCGGAGCCTGTTCGGGCACCAACGGTGTCTGCAATGAAGGCGGCTGGCCGGTCGCGACCGTGATTAAAGCGCTGCGGTTGTTCAGGTTCGTCTGGTCGGTGCCGGTCGGCCCGATCCCGATCCCTTCCATCGCCCGAGCGCGCAGGATGTCTGGCGCTGTCTGCCCGGAGAGAATTCCGGCTTTGAGGATCGCGTCCGCTGCGGGGTCGGTGCCCGGCGTGGTGTCTGTGGGCGCGGTCCCTGGCGTCTTGGTGGCGTTCGCGGCGGTGATGAGCGCGTTGGTCTTCGCCGTGTCCAGGGTTGCGCCCGCTTGCTGGGTGCGGAACGTGGGAAGCGACGCCCCGCCCAGGACTTGCGCCTTGGCCGACGCAATGTCTGCGGGGCTGTAGCCCGAGAATTCGGGCGAGCTAGCGTCGATTGCGCCTGCCGCTCCCTTGTTGGCGTTGAGCTTGGCGAGCCCGGTGGTCGCGTTCACCCATTGCTCGGGATTGTACGTGCCCGAACGGATCGCGGCGGTGGTCGCGGCGAGGCTCGCGTCGTCTTCTCCGAGCGGGTTGGCGTTCTGGTAGACAGTGGCGGCGTTGGCGTTGGCGGCGTCGATCGCTTTCTTCTGGCCCAGCTCGAACTGGCTCATCTGCATCTGCTGGCCCATTTGCATGGCGCGAGCGCGGTTCATCGGGTCATAGGCTTGGCCCCAGGCGTCGGCCATTGAGCCCAAATATTGGCCTAGCGTTCCGTCACCCGGCATCCTCAAAACGGGCATCAGACTGTCCCCATGATCATTTCGTCGGTGAGCCCGTTGAAGCTAGCGTCAGTCAGCCCGTTGCCCGCCGCCGCTCCCGCGCCGCCCAAGCCGGCCTGCGCCCCGGCATAGCCGAGCCCCTTGCCGGCGACCGAAGCGAGCGAGCTGGCAAGCGTCCCGGCGAGGCCGGCGTTCGGACCCATGATGTAGTGCAGCGGCTGGATTTGCTGCTCGACCCCATATGTCTGCGCGATGTTGCCGCGCTCGGCTGAAGCGAGCCCGATTTGCTGGCTCCCCGATTGCAACGCCAGGGGAGCCGAAGTCCCGAACCCGAACTGGCTTCCGCCGTAAGACTGCGCGGTCGCCAGCGAAGAAATCCTCGATCGCGCCGCAGCGGTCGCCTGGTTGACCTGTTTCGCCAGATCGTTCTTGGTCGTCGTGTCTGCGGCCCCGCCGGAGATCGCCGCGCCTGAAGCCGTGACCGGAGAGTAATCGGGATTTCCGCCCCCGGTGAATTGCGTGTTGAGGCGCGCCTGCTCGGTGTTGATGTTGCTCTTTACGTTGGCCGGGTTGATCTGGTTGAGGGTGCTTTCGCGCGCCGTGTTGGCTGTGTCTCGAAGCGCGCTGTCCTGATCGAGGAAATTCTTGCGGTACGCCTGTTGCTCGGCGACCCATTGATCGTTGGCGTTCTGCTGAGCGCTCTGCGTCGCCTCGGCTTCGCTGTACGATACGCCAGCCGAAGCCAGCGAAGCCGCTCCTGCAATCAAACCGCCAACGAGAGGATCGCACATAGTTTCACCCGTTGACGACGTTGCTTGAGCCGCCCGCGCCCGAGCTGGTCGCCGCCGTGCCGGTGCCCGTCGAGGGCAAATACGAGGCGGGGTTCGTGTAGCCCGCAATCGCGTTGCCGGTGCCGATCGCGACCGGCGTGAACAATTGCCCAATCGGATTGAGTTGCGGCGTGGTGAGCTGGACGTTGCCGACCAGGCCCGCCGCTGTCGATGCCGCGGTCGAGGGGTTTTCGGTGGCGTAAAGCTGATTGATGGCTTGGTTCTTGTCCGACGCGACCGTGTCTCGAAGCTGAGCCGTCGCTGTGTCTGCGGTCGATTGGATCTGCGCCTTGTTCATCGTGTCTTGGTAAGCCAGATCCGCGAGGCTCTTGTCTGCGATCGACGAATTCAACGTCCCGGCCCGCGCCAGCCCATAGTCGAGGCCGGTCTGGGCATTCACGAACTGCCTGTCTTCAGCGGGCATGTAGTAGCCGAGCTGGGCGTTGGTGAACTTGTTGTAGAAATCATCGTCGAAGCCGCCGGTCGTCGTGCTGGGATCGCCGCCGGTGTAGATCTTCGACGCGGCGAGGTCCGAGAGGCTGGTCGCGTCGGTGACGAGATTGCCCGAAGGGTCGTAAATCCCGTAGCTCTGCGGGCCGCCGGTGCTCGGCAGCGCGCCCCACGAATATCCGCTGGCGAGCTTGCCGCCGCCCGACGTGCCGGGCGCGTAAGTCGTCCCGGAGTGTTGGTTAGACCAGATTTGCGCGGGCGTTAGAGCGCCGCCAGAAGGGGCGTTGGCGATCGAGGAAAGATCGAGCAGGCTTGCGCCGGTCGGCGTCCCGCCGAACAGTTGGTCGATCTCGCTCACGCCCTGTTGCAGACGCGCATTGGTCTGCCGCGTGCTCTCGGCGGCCTGCGCCGCCTGCTGTTGCTGCATGGCGACGACTTGAGAGTTGTCAGGCGCTGAGCCTTTGCCGCCCATCTCAGAGCCCTCGCCGCATCATGTAGCCGAACTGAACGAAGCCGGCCTTGTCGAACAGGTTGAACAGCGAGCGCGCCTCGACCATGCCCGAAGCTACCGGAGCGTGGAACGCGCCCGCGCCCCTGTCTCTGGCGATCATGACGGCAAAGCCGACGAGGTAGCGCCCGATCGCGCCGCGACGAAACTCGGGCGTGACGTAAAGCTCCATCAGAACTGCGCACGGCTTGACGCTGAACGAGTGGTCGATGACCAACGCGATAAATCCGACGATCACGTCATCGACGAGCGCCAGGACATGCGGACGCCCGTCAAACACGATCCCGTTGAGGATTGTCTCGCGCGCTCGGGCGGGATCGAACTCTAGGAAGTCTTTGTAGACAGCCTCGGCGTAAAACCGTTCATAGACTTCGATCAGTTCAGGAACATCGTCAGGCGTCGCAAGCCGAAAGCTCACGAACTCCCTGATGTTCTCCTTGGTGATCCGGGTGTGCTTCATGCGGTGCCGTCCATGCGTAGAGGATGAAATCCTCACGTCGGGAGCCGAATTCCGACAGGACGGCTTCTGCGCGCCAACCCAGGCCCAGGAGCCAGCGGCGCACGTCCTGTCTGGACGCTAGCGCGCGGCACTCTGCCCGGTGGAAACCCCACTCGGGGGCTCTGGGCATAATATCGCGCAGAATTCGCCTTGTCATGCCTTTCACGACGAGGGGCCAATCGTCGGTGCCAAAAGCGAAGACGCCGGCGCAAGTCGGGGTCATCCTGAACCACCCGAACGCCGCCGCCGGGAGGGTTGCGTCATCTGGATACGCCAGCCAAAGCCGCGCGGTTGTCGCCAGTTCATAGTCAAACTTGATCGGATCGAAGACGCCTCTAACGGCGTTTAGTTCAGCGAGGTCTTCGTCGCGCAGATTGCGCAACATTCGCACGAACGTCATCCTGGCGGTCCACGAGCAAAAATCCATTTCGACGACTTTCGCCATCAGTCGCTCGTCAGTTCTTTGTAGTGGATAAAGAGCTTGTCAAACGTCGCAGCGGTCGTTTGGCCGGTGTGCGTCAACCTGAGTTGAATGTGGGTTCCGCTGCCGGAGATCGGGATGCGCCCGCCCATCATCGTCGGGCCGTTGACCACCGCGATCGTGTCCCAGACAGGCGCGTTCATGAGCGTCACGTCAAAGCACGCTTCGACGGTCCATGTGCCCGTCCCAATCATGTCGAAGCCCTGATATTCCTTGAAGGTCGCGGGCTTGTCGAAGCTCAGGAAAGGAAAGACGAGACGCACCTGGGTCGCTGGATCGTAGGTTGGCGTTCCAGTGCCCCCGAACAAGTATGTCTGGCCGGTCGTGTCTGCGACCACGACCCAGCTCTGGATGTTGCAGGCCCACTTGGTCGTAAACCCAGGAACGTATTTCGACCACGCCGAGATGTTCGGGCTCGGGTAAGCGCTGAGCACATAAATCTCGTTGGGGAAGATCATCCAGAAACGCCCGGTGCGCGTCTCCAACACCGCTTGCGCCTGCCCCATGTAGGGCAACCCGTTCAGCGCAAAACCGTTTTGCATCGTCGGATCGATCGGCGAGCCCACATCGGCCACGGCGGCGGTGAGCGAAAGGTCGCGGGCGCGCAACGAACGAATTCCGTGCGAGCCCAAGAAGAAGACATCGTTGGCGACAAACATGCGAGCGCTTCGCGCGGCCAAACAGCCAGCGTCTCGGAGTGTTTGGAAATACTGGTTGAGCGACGGGTCGGGATCGAGAAACCAAAGCTGGCAAGACAGGTTCGAGAACAGCGCCATCTTGTCGTAGTAGACTTCCATCGAAATCAGATTGTCGGCGTCGGCGTCGTTCGAGCCAATGTCGATGAAGCCTGAACCGTTGTGCGCGACGTTGCCCTGGCCGTCCGGGGGCGGGTCTTTCCAAGTCGTAGGGTCGCCGACCGCCGAAAACCTCAGATAGCGCCCGCCCACGGCGTACATTTTCGTCTTATAAAAACGCACAAAACCGTAAGCAGCGAGATTGACCTCCGGGTCAGTAACCGCCGCAATCGCAACCCCGTTGTAATAGTGATAAAATCTCCCGTCGCTGCCTGAAAAAACCGCGTAAAGCTCACCGTTGGCGACATCGTATGAAGCCATGTCGGTCAGCGTCACGCCGCCAGGCGCGGCAATGTAGATCTGCGATGGCCCATTCGAGACGGGGATAATCGTTCCGGGTGGATGCGCCGAGCTGACGACATGCGTATAGGGCCAACCATTAAGCGCACAGAGCCCGATTGACCCGGCTGGCAGAACGCCCCATTTCACGAATTCAGAGCGCTTCTCGACCTCCGCGCCCGGCGTGATGTGCCCGTCCTGCAACAAGCGATAGGTGCCCGCCGGCGCAGTCGCGACCGACTTGCGCATGTCCATGCCGGCTTTGCTGTCTTCGATGGCGAAATAGGGCATCAGATCACGACGCCTCGCTTGCGCAGCCGATAACGTGTCTGCGGGTCAGGGTAGCGATGGCGATTGAGCGCGCGGGTGTGCTGGATCACCGCAACGGGAATTCCGATCCGCTGCGACAGCACCTTGGCCGAGTAATTGTTCAGGCAGACATAGGCGATCTGCTCTTCGGTCAGCTTGAACGCCCGGCTCGACGACGGCTTGAAGGTCAGTACGCCTTGAGGCGTGAGCAAATCGCGCCGCCCAAAGCCGGGGATCACGTCGCGGCGGCTCATTTGAAATGCCGCCACAGCGCTAACGCCAGCAATGTGTACGCCACCGCAAAGTAAACGAGTGCGCCTCGTGGTGTGAAAAGCCAAGAGCGGAACTTGCTCATGGCTCAGCTCATCGGAATATAATCGAGATAGGGCACGGCGCGCTTCTGCCCGTAGATCGGACCCATGTTGCCGCCGTCCCGGGACAGCGAGACCATGCGTCGCTTGATCGCCCCGCAGTTCGCGATCAGCCTTCGCTGGTATTGCTGGGCCTTTTGCAGTTTGAGCGCCGCGCCCTCACTCTTTTGGTCGGCGAGAATTTCAGCGGCTGCAAACAAAACCAACAGGGTCGCGTCCAAGACACAGACATCGGTGTCTAGGTTGAGCGTGTTGAGCGGCGCTTGGCCCTGAAGGCGAAGACTGAAGGGCTGATTGGGAGGGGGTATCGGCCAGACCTCGAACTGCGAGGCCGGGTCGGTCGTGCTCGTGTCTGGATCGTATTGCGGGACGTTGCGCCAACGACGCGGCGGCCACGACTGCACCAGCTCGCCGCCCATCGTCGCGTAAATGTCTGGAGTGATGCCATAGGTCAGGGGCACCCAATTGACACCCTGCGGCCACCAGATTTCAGTGATGCTGTCGAACGGCAGCGCGGCGGGGTAGGCGTAGTAACGCTGACCGGCGACCATCGGGAGGTCTGAGTAGAGCACCAAGTGCGGCCAGATGACGAGGTTCCATTGCTCTCTTTGGGTCCGGTTCAGCGCGTAGTTGTAGAAAGGAGTCGAAGAGGTCGTTTGCGCCGGATTGAGCGATTGGCGAGTTTCCGCCAACAGCTCATAGCGCAATTCCGACAGCGGGACGCCAACCCGCATCTGAAACAGACCCGGCATGGTTTAGACCGCCTCGCCCTGATCGGCGGGCTCGCGCTTGCCTTGAGCCTTTTTTGGCAGGGGGGTGATCGGCAGGCTCGAACTCGCCTTAGCCTCGGCGATCTCGGGCGGGAACTCGGGCTCTTCGCCCTCAAGATACCAGTCGATGTTCGGGCTCCCCCCAGGGTAGACATGCTCGACGGCTTCCTTCCCGTAGACAGTCGCCATGCGGTTCTTCTCGATCGAGCCGGCGCTGCGCGGGACCAACCCGCAGACCTCAACGTCGAAGATATTCGTCTCGCCGTGAAGATGCCGGAGCACCGGGATTTCGGGATAGGGAACGGGCCGGCTCTTGCCGCGCACGACGATCGTCCCAGGGTCGCCGCCAACCTGAATTCGACAGGTCACGAGATGTTGGGCCATCGGGCCTTTGCTCTGTCGGGCCATTGTGTTCCCTTCTCTTGGTGGCGCGCGGAGGTTAGCTCCGCGCGCGTTGCGCGTTGGATCACGCGATGTCGTAGACACCCGACGAATTCATCTGGGTCGTGATCATCTGCCCGGTCGAAGTGATCGAGCGATACATCACGAACTGGTTGGCGGGGCGCGCCGGGGTGTGGTCCTTGCGCCATTCGTCCTCCATCGCCATCAGGATGATCGCCTTGGGGTCGAACCAGTAGAGCCGCTTTGAGAAGCCCAGGTCGTCGAGCGTCGGGTCGTATTGCAGCTTCGCGCCGCCGGGCAACGTCATGTCGCCGACACTCATGTCTTGAGTGCCGGAGAAGCCGGTCATGCTGTAGAAGCCGTTCGCGCGGCGTTCCTTGGTGACTTCATCGATGAAGTCGGAACCTGCAAGCGCGACAGTGGGCTTGCCGCCGAAGCGGATCAGTTGCAGATATTCCTTCTGCAACGCAGACAGGACCGCGCCGCCATCGGTGACATCACCGACGATCGGGCCGCCGCCCGACGCCGCGGTGATCGCCCGATTGCGCCACCACGTATTCGTGGTTCGGGTGAGACCGCCGCAGGTGCCGGTGGTGGGATCGTCAACGATGATCGACTGCATCCCGGCGAGCGCCTTCGCGTCCACCGTGCCGTCGCCCCAGAGCAACCCGTTCATGCCTCGGGCGTATTGCTCGCCCAAGTCGAAGAGCTTGCTCTCAAGGAGGTTGACCAGCACCGTCAGCTCGCGCTTCGAGTGCTCGGTCGTGCGCTCGCCGTTGGTGTCTACAACGGAGATGCCATCGACCTTGAGTTCCGTGTGGGTGAGGGTGAGACCAATATGATGTTCACGCCAGGGGAAGTTGACGCGCAGATTGGTCGCGGGCGTGTAGAACACCACCTGATCGTTGGTGTTGTAGCCCTGGACGGTCGATGCGGCGGTGCCGTCGCCATAGGTGCCGCGCACGGCGAGCGAGATATTCCCCTTGCCGCCGGGGAAGGGCTTTTTGCGGTTCTCCATCAGTTGCAGAAGCGGACGATCTTGCAATGACTGCTCAAACATCCCGCCCTTGTTGAAGTAAAAGTCGAGTGCGCTATTCGCGATGTTCGCGATTTCGTTTGCGGTGAAAGGCATGAGAGTGCGCCATCAGTTGGCCGCACGCTGTGCTCGCTCCAACCCCAGGAGAGCCGCTTCCATCAAGGTCTTCGGCTCTGGGCGCGCGCCAGCGGCGGTTCGGCCAAGGCTGCTCGGCGTTTGCCTCGTGGCTTTCGGCGCGGGCGCGAATTCCCGGAGCGTGTTGTTTGCGCGCTCGTAGGCTTCTTTCGCGATCTCGACGGCGTGTTCAGGAGATTGGGGAGTTCCCTTTTCCTGGATCACGGCCCAAAGGAATTGCCGAACGGTTGCTTCCTTCCGGCCATAGTCCGGGTCTGACGTGCGCGTGTGGGTCTCCCAGGCGGTAACTGCCTGTTCAACCGAACGCGACAAATCCGCGCCGCTTTGCTGGCGGTGCATGATCTGCTGTTGCTGCGAAAGTCGCGTCGCGTTTTGCTCCGCAAGGGCTCTTGCGTAGCGTTCGCGCGACATGCCTGCCGCCGCATCGACTGTCATCTGCCCCTTGCTGACTGACTGTTGGAGGTCAGCCGGCAGGGTCAGGCCAAGCGCTTCGGTGGCGAGTTGAACGTAGGGGCCGACGCCTTCGAGAAATGCCCGAAAATCGCCCCGGCGCATCGCCGCAGCCAGATCGAGCGTGAGCTGAAAATCCTCTTTCGCGATGTCGTGCGTTTGGAGGTAAGTTTTCAGGCTGCGCGAAATCTGGGCTTCGCCGTCCAAACCCTCCACTTGCTTGCGGAGCGCCAAGCGCTCGTCGAGCAATTTGCGGATACGTTTGGCCGCGCCGTTCTGGTTGTAACGAGCGAGTTCTTCCTCGGTCGGGTCTTTCGACAGATCGGGTTCGCCCTCGCCCGGCTCGCCATCCTTCTTGGCTTCCGAACCTGGCTCATTCGAGGGGGGCGTTTCCTCGCCCGGCTTGAGCGTGTCTTCGCTGTCTTTCAGCTCGGGAAGAGCTTTCTCGACTGCGGAGAGCAGGCTTTCGCGGGTTTCGCCCTTCTCGCTCGACGAAGGCGAGGCTGTCGCGTCGGGGCCTGAAGGCGTTGAAGACGGGCTCGGCCCGGCGCTTGTGTCTAGCGGCGCGGGTGAGTTGGAACTCGACGAGGTTCCAGAAGTTGTGTCGTCAGCGGGGGTTTCCCCAGCCATGAACGTCGTGTCTCCAACGGCGTTGTTGGCCGTTGTCTTGACTGTCTACAGCAAGAAAAGACACACTGTAAAGGATGTAGGAGACTGGAAATGCCCAACCCACAAGACGAAAAACGAGAGCCAAAAAACCCGCGTGATCCCCAAGGGGGCGCGGGATCGCAGCTCAACCCCCTGCGCGATCACGTCCAAGGCGAGCCCGAAGAGGGCCAAGCCTCGACCAACGCGCCGCCAACGGCTGAGCCGCCGGTCGTTGACGAACACGGCAGGATCGTGCCGCCGGCTCCTAGACGTTAAGATCCGGCATATCGAAGAACGAAGGGTCGATCACCAGCCCGCCCGGCGGAACCGGGATCGGCCCCTCAACCCCCGGCAACGAACGCCCTTCGAGGGGCAGCTCGTTATCGGGGTTCCCCGGCGGCGGGTGCGGGTGCATGTCGAAACGCACTTTGAACTGCTGAACGGTCATTCCTGAATTCTCCCTTTAGTGCGGCCCAAAGCCGGGCCTGGGCGGTCCTGGCGTTGGCGGCGGGCGCTGGCCGGTCGCTGTCTGCACCTGATCGGGCGGCGCGTTGGCTCCGGGCGCTCCCGTCGTCGGCGCGTTGGCCCCGCCCCGAGCGCCTTGGACCGCGCCCCCGCCCGGCATGTCCATCGCGCCGCCCGGACCTTGCGGCCCCGCCGCCAACCGCTGGGCCATCCCGTTCATCGCGATCACGCTCGGCAGCATCGACATGAACGCTTCGTCGAGATCGAGCCGATCGTCGAGCCGGCGCAACAGCTCGCGCGCCAGGAATTCAGGATTGATCCCAGGGATCTGCATGAGCAAAGGGTAAACGCGTTCAGCGTTGGCGATCTCCTGCGCTTGATTTGGGCGACCCGTGCTGCCGGCTTCGATTTCGAGCCAGAGCTGATCGGCGATCTGTTGCTTGGTCATTTCGGGCCAGGCCGCGCCCTCGCCGACCACACGTTTGACCGTGTCTACGGAAACCTCGTTCAACAGCATCTGGCTCCCCGTCTTGGCGAGCCCTGTCATGAGATCATCAATATCGTCGATGTTCGAGCCCATCGCCGTCGATCGCGAGGCTTCAGCGACATTGGTTTGCGTCGCTGTGACCTTGCCCCCCTGAGTCGGCCCAAGGTTGGCTTCCTGAACCCCGGTGACGCGCAGCATGTCTTGGTATGAGCCCTCGACATCGTACAGCGCCGGATCGAGCGGCGGACCCTTGAACGACTGCAACAGTTCATCGACCTTCTGGCCGGGCTGCAAGCCGTTAAGTTCGATGACCGCGTTGTCGGGGTGATCCGAGAGCTTGACCAGATCATCCTCGTCAACCATGCCGCCAGCGACGATCGTCTTGGGGCGAGCTGCGCGCCGGTGCTCGCGCAAGCCCTGGCGCGAGCGGTTGAAGTCCATCTGCATGTCGCGAATGAGCTTCACATCGGACGGCGGATAGATGCAGTTTTCGTGATCGACCGGGTTGAGCATCAACACGTACCAGGGCCAAAACCGATCGGTGTAGACTTCGCTCGACGCCGGCTCGCGCAGGAAGTCGGGATAGCCGTCGCAAATGACGTAGACCATCCCGTCTTTCTTGTTCCAGATTTCCCAGACACAGCACTTCTTGGCGTCCGCGCCGTCGTTGTCGCCGGTATTTCTCTCGGGCCGGTTCTCGACGACAATCAAGCCATTGCGTGAACTCACCGTCGCGCTCATCGTGTTGTCTGAGTGGTAAGCGGTGAAATCCTTGCCAACGTCGATGTCGTAAATCTCTTTCACTTCGTTGGTCGAAAGCACGTATTCCTGCGCGGCCCAATCGGCCCCCAGGAACTCTTGGAGGTTGAGACACTTTGGGTCAGGAATAATTGCCGTAGACATCGGATAGTCGAGGGTCAGCCCCTCGCGCACGATGTATTGGGCCTGTTTCTTCAGATCGACGAGGTTCAGGCGAAGCTGCTCGATCGTCGGATCGTCGTCGCTGACTTCCTCGTCGTGGATGTCTGCGCTGATCCGGCCAATGGTGGCGAGCCGATTGTTGATGTCTGCAATCCGCGCCTCGATCTCCGGGCGCTTCTCCATCACCCGCTCAAAACCAAGTTTGACGAACGCGATGCCCGTCGTGCAGGCGCGCCGCACCACCATTTTCATCATCGTCTTGAACGATTGGGGTTGGTTCAGGATGTCGTGAGTGAACAAAAGCTCAAGCGTCTTGGCGATCTTTTCGAGCGTTTGCAGCTCCTGCTTGACCCGCGCCGCGTCCTGCAACACCGGAGCGCCCTGCATCGCTTGCTGCTGGGCCGTGGCGGGGTCTACAGCGCCCGCCGCCACTTGCTGCATGATTTCCTGCGCCGCTTGTTGAAGGGCGACCAATGTCGATTGCTGGCCGTCCCAGACAGTGTTGAGAATTCGCTCGCGCCGGCGGGCGACGAAGCGGGGGTTCTTGGCGTAGAAGAACGCGACACGTTGCGAGATAATCCGCAGCGTCAGGTTGGCGACGTAGCGCTCATCTTTCCAATCCTTCGACCATTGGCGACCGCTGGCGAAATCCTGATCGCGCCGCATTTCGTCGAACACCGGCTCCCAATATTTGCGCGCGTGCTTGACCTTGTCGGCCCATTCCGAAACCAGGCGCTTGCGGCTCTCGCTTTCGTTCTCGTCGGGCTCGCGTTGGATAATGTCTTCTTTGGCGGCCTTCTCAACCAACGGTTCGGGCAAGCTTGGAGCATCGCCGAACATCTGCTCGATCGATTGGTCGAGCGGGCTCTCGCCCGCGCCGAAATCCTGCGGCGTCATCACCAGCCCTCAAGCGATTTTACGCGCTCGGCGTCGCGTTCTTGGCGTTTTGTCTCGGCTTTGACCCAGCCAAGCGTTCCAAACTCGTTCTTTGGCTTCTCGGGCTTCCGCGTGCGGCTTCCCCGAACCCTGCCGAGCCCCAGGCCGAACAGCGAGCACGTATCGACGAAATCGTCATGCGTCGCTTGCGGGAATTTCATCATTTGGTCGTGCGCGTCGGCCCACCAGCGCGGAAAGGCGGGAAAAATCACTTTTCCCATCGCCGTGCGGCCCTGGAAGCTCTGCGCGCGCGCCTCTTTGTCGCCATTCGGCACGATTTCCTCGATCGAGGCGAAAACCCTCTTTTCCAGCATCCGTTTGCGCAAAAAAGGCCCGATCGACCTCGAAATATGGCCCTTCTCAGCCCACCAGAAGATCGGGCTGTAACGCTCGATCATGTGAACCATCGCCTCGACCACGGTTCGGGTGTCTGCCTGCTGCCAAAAGATGTCGGGCATCACCCAGATCTGATCGTCGTCGTCTACGCCCACGATCATGAGACAGGTTTTGTCTTTGCCCTGCGCCGTAGACACGGCGTGATCGCTCGCGCCGTAGTATTTCAGGCGAGACTTGTCTGGGAGATCGCTCATTCGCTTGTAAGTGCGTATCCAAGCGTCACGAAAGAAGCTTCCGTCTTCCGGCGACGGCGATCCCTGATAAAGCGCCTGAAAACCGCGCTTGTCGGTGGTCCTGATGTTGTTCAGATAGCCGACATCGAAGCGTTCATCCCAAAGCGCCTCGCCCGGCGCGCGCCCGAGGATGTCGTTTTCGCCGGCGATGGCCGGAAAATCGATGATCCGCCACTGTCTGGCTTCGGCTTCGCTAAAACAAGGGTTTCTGGGGTCGGTCAAACGCCCCACGAGATCGTCATCGTGCCAGCGTGTCTGGATGAGCAGTATCCAACCGAATTTGGTCATCAACCGTGTCTGCAAAACCTGGGTGTACCAGGTCCAAAGGTCGTCGCGGATTTGAATGCTATCGGCTTCCTTGCGGTTCTTAATCGGATCATCGACCAAAATGCCGTGGCCGCCGCGCCCGGTGATGCCCGAACCTCTGCCGAGGAAGAACATCGTGCCGCCGCCCTCAATTTCCTGGCGTCCTTGCGAAGCCGAGCCGATTTGAAGCTTCACGTCGGGAAAAACGTGCCCGTAGAGCGGGCTGCGCATGACGTTTCGGACAGCGCGCCCGTGATCCCAGGAAAAATGATCGCCATAAGTGGCGACGATCGTCGAGCTGTCTGGGTTTCGACCCTCGAACCAGGGCACAAACAAGTGTGTCGCGAGCTTCGTCTTGCCGTGTCTAGGCGGCATGTTGACGATCAAGCGAGTGATGTTGCCCTTTTCGACCTCTTCGAGCGCCGCGCCCAAGACACGATGATGCTTGGCGTCCTGATAATTCGACTGCGCCATGTCGTCGGGCGCGTCAGGCGACGGGTTCATGTAGCGGGCGAACGGGATCAATCCCTCACGCGCTTGGAGGATCGCTCGTTTGCGTTCGAGAAGCGCCCGCAGCTCGTCCAATTCAGACGCGCTCCGTCCGCAGCCCAGGCCGACGCGGGGGCGGGCCTTTCGCCGGCCCTTTCTTGGCCGGGAACGGAGCCCGAGCCGCCGGCACTGGCGTCCGGGGCGCAACCATCGCCGGGCGCGGCGGGCCGGCGGGAGGGCCGCCAGGAGGGCCGCCAGGGGGCACGCCTGGCGCAGCCGAGCCAGGAGCCATCATCGGCATCGCCGGCGGCCCAGCGCCCGGAATGGGGCTCTGTGGGAGCGGCGCAGCTCCAGGGTGAACCATCGGCATCCCTCCGGGGCGCGGCCCCATCGGCATCGGCCCGGCTCCGGGGTGCGGGGCGAACGCCGGCGGGTGCGCGGTCAAAGACACCGGCGCGCCATGCTGGGCGGCGAGGCCGGCGAGCAGATGGGCGATCGCCGGGCTCGCGCCCTGGGGCGGGTTCATGCCGCCGACCATCGCCGGATTGGGAAGCGGCGGCGCGGTGCGCGCGGTCGCCGGCGGTCCAGAACCAAAAGCCATGTGCGTGATCCTCCTTTAGTCGAGAGCGACGATTGCGCTGACCGCCATCGAGCCGTTTGCGATCGACCATCGCGTCCAGACTTCGCCGTTCGGGTCGATACGCAGGATTGCGAAGCCGGTCGTGAGCAACGGATCGCCGCACACGATCGGAACGGATTGCTGACGCACCGGCCTGAACCCTTCTGGCATTATGCCGATCCGGGCGGTGGCGTTGGCGGGCAGCGGCGCGGACGCCGCGCCTTCGATCTGCAAACCGGAATGAACGCGCCGATAGCGCAGAGTGACGTTGGTCCAGCCCGGATCGGGCAAAAACCCCTGCCACACGCCGGGGTTGACGCCAGGGTTCGCCCCTTGAGCAGGCGTGAACAGCTTGTGCAGAACAAGCGGGTTCCCCGTCATCTGGTAGACATGACCCTGGCCGGTGAAGACGTAGATCATCCCCGTGTGCTCAAGCGTCGAGACAACCACGTCGCCAGGGTCCAGAGCTATGCCGCGTTCAAAACCCATTTCGTTCGTGTCTTCTCAAGTTTGGCGGGACCGCATCGCCAGGGGGGTTTGACGACGCGGCCCCTTTCCTCCGGGGGGTTTGTGTGTGCGCTCACACCCCGAAGCTCTGAACCCTCTGCTTCCTCAAGCCGGCCCAGGCCAGGAAGCCGAAGCCGATCGCCGTGAGCGCCCAGGTCGAAGGTTCGGGCACCGCGTTCATGTCCTGTCCACGATTGATCAGTTGGCCGCCCGCAGTCAGGTCGATGACCGCTTGCTCGGTCATCGAAAACTCGCCCGGCAGAAGATGGATCGAGCCCGACCCATCAGTGCTGAAGCTGTCCAGGATGGGGCCAGCCGTGTCTGCGAACGCGCCGACGAGCGCGCCAGGGGTGTCAGTCGCGGTCGCCGCGCCCTGAGTGTTCGCAGCATCGACAAACCAATTCATCGTGATGTCCGAATGAAACGCGCTCTGCCAAACGCCCGAGCCGGTGAACAAAACCTTGGTGGCTGGCCCGAAAAAGTCCGTGTCGCCGACCGCGACCGTGATCGCCTTCGTGCTCGCCGTGTCGTTGATGATCGACAACGACGAAGTAGACAGGAAGTTCGGCGACCTCGTTGACGCTTGGATCGAGCCGTTGACGGTCACGCCGTTGATCGTGCCGTTAGCGACTTGCACGATGCCGACTGCCGGGTTGGTGTCGCACGCGCCGTTGTCGGCGCAGAAGAACGTGTCGCCGCTGACATCGACGGCGATCTGCAAGGTGGCGCTTGCCGGCGCAGACACAGCGACAAGCGCGGCCAGGGCGGTGAGGGAACGCAGCATTTAAATTCTCCCGGTTAGAAGCAAAACGATAACGACGATCAAAAGAACGCCGACTAAGCCAATCCCGCCATGCCCGAAGCCGTAGCCGTAGGGCATAGGCCCGACGACCCCGGTTCCCCCGAGCAGGACAAGGATGAGAACGATGATGAGAACGACGCCGAGCACGCTCATGATGAACCTCGTCGCCCGAGCCAAAAAGCCATGACCGCGCCGAACGCGGCGGTTAGACCGCCGACCAGGGCCGCCGTCGTGTCGTCCTGCGGAACGGTGAAAAACATGCAAAACGTCACGGCTCCGATGAAGGCGACAACGACCAAGAGCGAGATGGTGAGCGCCCCTTGGCTGGGATCGAATTTGCTGGCGACGATCAGCAGGATCGCGACAAAGAGGATCGAAACCCCGATGCCGATCGTCGCCGGATAGTCCATCGTCTTCGGCCTGGGCGGCGGAACGATGAGGTCGTCAATTCTCATGACTTCATCACCCTGACCACGCCATAGAGCCCAACGGCCATGCCGGCGATTTCCAGCGAAGTGCGAAAGATGTGCTCGGGCGCGCACAAGTCGCTGGCGGCAATCCCCACGTGAGCGAGCGCGAAGCAAGCGCGCACCGCGTAAAAATCCATGATCGCGAAAATCGTGAGGATCGCGAGCGAGCCGCAAAGGGCGATGACGCCAATGGGATCGGCTTTGAGCGCCATGTCATCTCAGCAGCTTCAACAATCCGGCGGGCGGGAAAAACGTCGCCGCCGCACCGATGATCATGTCTTTGATGTCGCCGGCTTCGTACTTCTCAGCCTGAACCTGGGGGTGAAGATCGGTAATCACTTTCGACGCCGCGTCGATGATCGCTTGCGGATCGGCGAGCTTCCCCTGCACAACGAGCTTGCCGGCTTCGGTCGCCGCCGCGCGCCGGATCGCTTCCTCGTTGCTGTCGCTTTCTTTGATGCCGAGCCAATCGCGCGCCACCTTGAACATGTAGGCGATCAGCGCCGTTGCAGCGGCGAGAAA